CTATATATTTAAATTATCTAGTTTTTGGGCAACTTCAAGTTGCTTATTTGGGTATAAATGTGAATATGTATTCCAAGTTGTTTCTACTTTTTCATGCCCCAATCTTTCTGCTATAGTTAATATATTTACATCCATATTTACCAATAATGACGCATGAGAATGTCTCAAATCATGCACTCTAATTCTTTTTACATTAGATAACTTACAGCATCTATCTAGCTCTTTAGAAAGATAACTTTTAGCAAATTTAAATATTCTTTCATTATCTTTTAAGTCATATAGCTTAGATAGATAATCTTTTATATTATTATATAAGAAATGTGGGATAGGGACAACACGTTTACTTTTAGGAGTTTTAGGAGAAGAAACAATATCCTCTCCATTTAGTCTTATGTAGCTTTTTTCGACGCTTATTTTATTTTCGAAAATATCTTTTGGAGTAAGAGCTAACAACTCCCCTAGTCTAAGACCTGTCCAAAATAAAATTTCAAATGCTAGTCTAGGTTCTGATTTCTTTTCAAATTCAATAAATTTTTTAAACTCTTCTAATGTCCAAAAGTTCATTTCATCTGCGTTTTTTTTACCGATAGAACCTGCCAAATGAGCAGGATTAGAAGGTAAGTTATAATATTTAACTGCATAATTTAATACAGCAACAAGCTGGTTGTTTATCGTTTTAATATATGTTTGGCTATAATCACTTTTTAATAATTCGTTTTGCCATCTTCTTATATGTGTTGCAGTAATTTCATTTATTTTTAGACTTTTAAAAAAAGGTAAAATTCTAAAGTTTATTAAATACTTTTTAGTTTCTAATGTAGACAATTTTAATCTAGAAGACATATCGTGCATGTATTCTTCTATGAGACTTTCAAAACTCATATCAGTACTCATTTTAGATTTATTCAAAAATTCTCTTTCAAACTCTAGAGCTTCTTTTTTAGTTTTAAAACCTCTCTTAATTTTCTTTTTCCTATCCCCATCGAAGTCTGTAAAATAAAAGCTAGCATACCAACTTTTTCTTTGTTCGTCTTTGTAAGCAGGCATTTTAGACACCCCCAATTATGTCATTTTAATATTACAATAATTATAACATGTTAGATATGCTATCTAAATAATTGTTTTATTTTCCTCTTCTTTTTATTTCTTGAAGCTTGTAATATTTACACAGTTCTAAGAAGTCTTCTTCTAGTGCTATAGATAAGTCTAATATCGTAGATATACCTATATCTTTGTACTCTTGATTTTCTAGTTTTGATATATAACTTCTGTTACGTCTCATTTTTTCTGCTAATTCTAGTTGTGTCATTCTTTTCTTTTTTCTTAATTTTTTCAACATTTATTAAAATCCACCTTTTAATTATTTTTATGACATTTTTATAATTAATAGTTTGTGTAATTTCTTGTAAAAAATGTTCCTCATTAGAACATTTTTTGGTGGAAAAATGTGTTAAAATGTAGTTAAGAAATTAAAAGCAAAAAGCACTATAACAATAGTGCTAAGATGGTAGAGTTTAAAGAAAAAATAAATTTTATTTAAAAGCTTATAAATATAAAGTAAATAATTTGTAAATTAAATCTAAGAATAATGTAAAAAATGCAATAAAAAAATAAAAATTAAAATTATGAAAAATAAAGCTAGTCGACTAACTAAAAATAGAAATATACAGATAATCTAAAATACTAGAAATAAAAAAATAGAAGTGAATTTTTAAAATCAAAACTAAAATCTCTATATTAGTCAAGTTGCAAGATAATATAAATTTATATATAATATATTTACAAAGAAAATTTTAGAAATTTTAAATATTATATTTGTTGAAATAAATACATCAAGTCTATAAGTTAAGGAATTTTTATACCATTTTTTACGAACATAAGTTCTGAAAAGGGATATAAAATATAATATTATAAAAAGAAGGTGATTGGCTAAATATTTTACATATTTAAGGGGCAAGGAATAAATATTATAAATTATAAGAGGGTGACGCAAGTGGGAAATTCAGATTGTTCTAAAATGTTGGCATTTTATGAAATTATGAAAATGTTAGAGACTATTGATGAAGCTAAATTTTATAATTGTAAAGAAGAAATAAAGTCAGAGTTTAAGCATATAAAAAAAGAGGATTGAATCCTCTTTTTTTATATATTTTTATGTTTATTCTTTATTTTTAGTATTTTGCTCCTCCAAAAAAAGTTTTGCTATCTTTAAAGCTTTATTTTTAGAATCATCATCAAGTTCACTAAAAATATCAAGTATTTCTTTCATGTCATCAGATGGATTTAGCTTTTTAATAAGTTCTTTTTCTGTGATATTAGAAATATTAATTTTGATATTAGTTCTACCTAATAAATAGTCAGTTGATATATCTAAAGTATCAGCTATATGTCTCACAACATCAAGCGCTGGGCTTCTTTTACCAGTTTCATATCCGTTATAAGTGTTTGCTGGTAAACTTAATTTATTAGCCATCTCTTTTTGCATTAATCCGAGTTCTTCTCTCTCTTCTCTTAATCTTTTAGAAAATATATTGCTTTCATCTTTATACATTGTAATTGTCCCCCTCTTAAAAACTATAACGAATGTAATTACTCTTATTCTACTACAAAATACGCATTTTGTGATTTTAATTCGCAAAAAGGAAGAAAAAAACAAAAAACGTATTGACAATTCACAAAACGGAGTATATTATATAAATATAGAAACTTCAAATTGAGAATAAAAGGAGTGATATATATTGAAAAATTATATATTGAAATCTCTTAGAGTAAGACAAGGATTGAGACAAAGAGATTTAGCAAAAATATTAGGAATGAATCCCAGTACTTATTCAAGTAAAGAAAATGGCGATAGGCGATTCACAGTAAGTGAAGCAATAAAAATATCAGATTTTTTTAATACAGATTTGAGAGATATTTTTTTAAATAAATAATTCGCGAAATGTGAATAAAAAGGAGGTAGATAAACATGAATAACTTACAAGTAATAGAAAGAAACAACAAAAGAGTTTTAACTACACAACAACTAGCAGATGTATATGAAACAGATGCAAGAAATATAAGCAACAATTTTAACAATAACAAAGATAGATTTATTGAAGGTAAACATTATTTTTGTCTGCAAGGTGATGATTTAAGGATATTTAAACGCGGTTCATATGATATAGGAATTGCACCTAATGTAAACAAACTTTACCTTTGGACTGAAAGAGGAGCAAACAGACACTGTAAAATATTAGATACTGATAAAGCTTGGGAACAGTTTGATAACTTAGAAGAAACATATTTCAAAGTTAAGCAACAGAAGCTAACTTGTATAGAAGATGTATTAATAGAAAGTTTAAAAGAAATGAAAGATTTAAGACTTCAAGTTAACCAAGCTAACAATATAGCATTAGAAGCAAAAACAGAGGTTAAAACAATAAAAGAAGTTGTTTCATTAAATGCTACTGACTGGAGAAAAGATACGCAACAATTAATTGCAAGGATAGCAAAGAAACAAGGTGGATTTGAACATATAAACATGCTTAGGAGAGAAAGCTACGAATTACTAAATAAGCGATTTGGAGTTGACCTACATAGAAGATTAATCAATAAAAGAAGAAAGATGGCAGAAGAAGGTGTATCTGAATCTAAAAGAGAGAAAGTTAACAATTTAGATGTAATACAAGATGATAAGAAACTCATAGAAGGGTATGTGGCTATTGTAAAAGATATGGCTTTAAAATATGGAATATCAAGTGATTTAAGCAAAAATTAAGTTAAATCACAACAGCACTTTGAAAACTAAATACAGAATATTTTGAAAAGGAGTGGTTAAATTGGAAAATAAAAAAATAGAAGAAATAAAAAATGCATTAATAGGGGTGAATCAGATAGAGTGGTCTTTAGTAAAATCTTTTATTGATATGTATTTTAGTAAAAAAGCCGCCAAACTTGAAATTGACGACCTAGATAATTTTGATTTGTATATAAAACGAAAATTTTAATTACTAGCAATTTGTATAAAGATTGGATGGATTCTATAGTCAACACCCTTATAGTAAATATGAACATAATCTTGCTGATACATAGTATGTTCTTCTTCTTTATTAGAAGGACTCCATACATCAGCACCTTCTTCCCACCATATGTAAGGCGAAGAATGGTTACTACCCATTTTACATTCTGGGTCATCACATAGATTAACCCAATTACCAGCTAAACAAGCATATATTTTAGTCATAATATCACCAACTTTCATATAAATTTGGAATATATTCCATATTTATATTATACCATGTAGAACGAAGGTGATTAAGTGTTAATAGGCGACAATATAAGTCAAATACTAAGAAAAAGAAATATAAAACCTTATAAATTAGCAAAAGAATTAGGAATAGATGAAAGTGGATTATACAAAATTATAAGAAATGAAAAGAAAAATCCAACCATAAACACTCTAATAAAAATAGCTGATTATTTAGATGTTACATTAGACGAATTAGTTGGAAGATAGAAATTAAATACAGAATATTTTGAAAGTAGGTGTATTGTATGGCAAAAGCAGTAGCTAAAGAACCATTATTTTATAGAGCAAAAGATGTAGCTAAATTTTTAGATATATGCGAAGCAACTGCATACAAAATAATTGCAGAATTAAATGAAGAATTAGAAAAAGAAGGTTTTAAGACTTTTTCTGGCAGGGTATCAGTTGCTTATTTTAAAGAAAGATATTGTTATAAGCCAAGAAAGGGGGTGATTTAGTTGAATGTAAGAGTACTGATAGCTTATGTACAATTCTGTAAGCAATATAATAAGAAAGCAAGTTTTGAAGGTCTTAAAAAATACAACAAAGGGGTAATTGCATGAGAATAATTTATAAAAACAAAATCTACAAAGTAGAACAAGACAAAGTGTTATTTAGAATTACATACTATGATGAGCAGAAAAATAACAGGAAGTTTAATAATAATAAGAAAGTAAAAAGAAGTGTTTTAACAAGAGATATAGAGTTAGTTAACTTGTATTTACCAGCACATTTAAAAATAAAGTAGGAGGTTTAATTGCATATGGTATTTAATTTAGAGAAGTTCAAAGTGGGAAATGCGATAAGAATAAGTTGTGAAAGATTTGGTTTTGAAATTGATTGTATTGTAGTAGTAGCAACTGAGGAGGAACTAAATTTAGCTTACTTTGATAAAGAAAGAGGTTGCATAGAGTATCAAGCATTGATGCCAGAAGACCTTAGATATGATGATTATATTCTCGAAAGATTAGGTTAGAGGGGGTGTATTTTAATGGAAACAGCTATATCTATTGCAAAAGGTCAAATAGAAGGAGCGAATGAGAGTATAAAGGAATTAAAATCAAAAGAAAATTACGATAAAGAAAGTTTAAGATGGTGGGAAGGTGTTAAGCAAGCTAGTGAAAATATACTAGAGTTTTTAGAAATAGAAAATAAGGCATAAGAAAAGAGCCATTACGATTGGCTCAATTCAAAAACATAATAAAATTTAATTAGCTATATTATAGCACAAGGGGGAACTAAAATGAAAGCAATTTTATTAAAAAGTTTAGATATAGAGAATTTTAAAGGAATAAAAGAGTTACACATAGATTTTAATAATGTAACTAATGTATTTGGAGAAAATGCAACAGGAAAAACAAGTATCTTTGACGCTTTTACATGGGTAATGTTTGACAAAGATAGCAAGAATAGAAGCGTATTTGAGATAAAACCTTTAGACCGACAAAATAAAGTCATTAGAGGGCTTGTAACAACTGTAACAGCAGTATTAGAGGTTAATGGAAAAGAGATAAAGTTAACTAAGAAGTATGAGGAAAAATGGACTAGAAAAAGAGGAGAATTAGAAGCAACTTTTACTAAAAATGAAACTACTTACATGATAAACGATACTCCTATTAAAAAGAGTGAATATGTAAAAGAAATAGCAAAAATAGCAGAAGAAGAGCAATTTAAATTACTTACTAATCCATACTTTTTTTCAAATGAGCTTAACTGGAAAAAAGCTAGAGAAGTAATTTTAGAGATATGTGGAGATATAACAATAGAACAGATTATAGAAACTAAACAGGAGCTAACTCCACTTATTACAGAGTTTGAAAAAGAAAATAACATAGATAAGATTATTAAAAACAGAAAAGCTACTAAGAATAACTTATCTAAAGAAAAAGAAGAAATACCAATTCGTGTAAATGAGTGCAATAATAGCATGTACAATATAGATTTTGAGGAAATAGAAGTTCAACTTAATGCTAAGAAAGCTGATTTAGAAGCTGTTGAGGATAATCTTTTAAATGGTACAAAGACAAATGAACAGATTTTAAAAGATAAAGAAAAGATATTTGAACTAAAGCAAGAGACACAAAGTATTAAACAATCAGCGAGTGAAAAAGGAAATAAGAAAAGGAATGAGCTGTTAAAAGAAAAGGATGACTTGCAATATAATATTAAAAATTTAAGAAACAATCTTGTTTATTTAGAAAGGGATAATGAGTTAAAAGAAACTTTGAGAAAAAGAGCGATTGAAAAAACAACAAATTTAAGAGATAAATGGACTAAAAAGAGTAAGGAAACATTAGATTTAAGCGTTATCCAGACTGAGTGTCCAACTTGTAAAAGACCTCTTGACTTAGAAGATATAGAAGAAAAGAAAAAGGAAATGTTAGATAATTTTAATCTAAATAAAGCTAAAGAATTAAAAGAAATAGCAGAGCTAGGAAAATCTAAAAATGATGATGTAGAATTATTTAATACAGAAATTGAAAGATTAAAAGTAGATATAAATAAGACTTTAGAAGAGATACAAGAAAAAGCAGTATTATTAGATAAAATAAAAAAAGAATTAGAAAATACAAAATCTACAGAGATATATTCAACAGATGAGGAAAAAAGATTAACAGAAATTAGTGTAGAAATAAAAGAACTAGAAGAAAAAATAAACAATAAAGATGCTGATAAAAACATAGATGGACTAAAAGAAAATAAGAAAAAACTGACTGGTGAAATTGAGTTGCTTAATAAAGAACTAGCTAAAAGAGATATTAACAAAGAGCTATTAGATAGAAAAGAGCAGTTATTAAATAAAGAAAAAGAGTTAGGTATAGAACTAGCACATCAAGAGAAAATACTCAATTTATGCGAGATGTTTATAAAAACTAAAGTTAGTTTATTAGAAAGTAATATAAGTAGTAAATTTAAGAATGTTACATTTAAGCTATTTAAAGAACAGATAAATGGAGGTATCGAAGAAACTTGTGAGGCATTAGTAGATGGAGTACCATTTTCAAATGTTAACACAGCAGGACAAATAAATGGAGGACTAGATATAATAAATACTTTATCTAATCATTTTGGAGTTAAAATGCCAATATTTATTGATAACAGGGAGAGTGTGAATGATTTGATTGATATTGATAGCCAAGTGATAAATTTGATTGTAAGCAATGATAATCCATTAAAAATAGAAGGAGCGAATTAATATGGCAGAAAGAAATATAACAGATGTAGTTTTAAATAGAGTGAATGAATTAAAAGATAGTGGTGAGTTAGTAATTCCACCTACTTATTCAGCAGTAAATGCTTTAAAATCTGCGTACTTGATTTTACAAGAAACACTTGATAAGAACTATAAGCCTGTTCTTGAATCATGTACTCCTATTAGTATAATCAATTCTTTGCTAAACATGGTAATACAAGGGTTAAGCCCAGCTAAAAAACAATGTTACTTTGTTGCATACGGGAATAAGTTGCAACTTATGAGGAGTTATATGGGTACTATAGCAGTTACTAAAAGACTTTCTAATATAAAAGATATAAAAGCGTATTGCATTTATGAGGGTGATAAATTCAAAGTCAAATATAACAAGGAAAATGCTGTACTAGAAATCGGAGAATATGAACCAGCTTTTGAAAACATAGATATAGGCAAAATAAAAGGTGCTTTTGCTGTAATTGTTGGTAATGAAGGAATTTTGCATACTGAAATAATGACATTTACACAAATTGAAAGAGCATGGTTACAAGGGGTTGGATATAGCAATCCTAAAAATAAAGTACATGATAATTTCACAGAAGAAATGGCAAAGAAAACAGTAATAAATAGAGCTTGCAAGATGTATGCAAATACTAGTGATGATAGCGACTTGTTGATAGGTGCTTTTAATGAAACTGATAGAGTAATTACTAGCGAAGAAATTGCTAGAGATACAGACAAAGAAGTAGAAAAAGAGATTTCTCAAAATGCTAATATCAAGTCTTTAGAGATACCTTTACAAGAAGATACAATTTTTACTCAAACTAAAGAAAAAGTGTCTATTAACATAGATGAAGATAAGCCAAATCTAGCTGAATTTGAAGAAGCAATTCAAGTTGAATTGGATACACCACCATTTTAAGGATGAAAATTAAAGTATTAGGGAGCAGTAGCAAGGGTAATTGTTACTTGCTCCAACTGAAAAATGAGACATTAATTTTAGAATGTGGAGTCAGTTACAAAGAGATACTAAAAGGCTTAGATTTTAATCTAAAAAGTGTTGTGGGGTGTTTGGTCACACATGAACATAAAGACCATTCAAAATCGCTTGTAGAGCTTACAAATAATGGAATAGATGTATATTCTAGCAAAGGTACATTAGAAGCTTTTAAAATAGAAAATCATAGAACTAAAATTATAAAAAGTGAAGAATTATTCAATATAGGTAACTTTAAGATAATGCCTTTCTCAACTAAACATGATGCAGTAGAGCCACTTGGATTTTTAATAAATCATAGTAGTTTTGGAAACTTATTGTTTATTACAGATACTTACTATTGTGAATACAACTTTAATAATCTAAATCACATCATGATTGAGTGTAACTATAGTAAGGATTTATTAGATAGTAACAAAAATAAGATTTATCTTAGAAATAGAATTGTTAAGTCGCATTTTGAATTAAGTAATGTAATTAATTTTTTAAGAGCTAATGATTTAAGTGATATAAAAACAATAACTTTGTTACATTTAAGTGAAGATAACAGTGATAAAGATTTATTTATAAGAGAGATAGAAAAAAACATAGGAATACCAGTTGTTGTAGCTGAAAAAGGATTAGAAATTTATTTAGATTAGAGGTGATAGAGTGGCAGTTTTCAGACAGATATATACAAGCTTTTGGACTGACCCAAAGGTACAAGAGGAATGGACACCAGAAGATAAATTTTTCTTTATACTTCTTCTTAGTAATCCTCAAACAACACAAATAGGAGTTTATCAAGTAACTAAAAAACAACTAGCATTTTGGATGGGATACTCAGAAGAAAGCATAAGAGCATTGATGGATAGATTCATAAATCACCACAAATGCATAAAATATAATCCCGATACTCGAGAAATTGCCATAAAAAATTGGGGCAAATATAATTTAACCAAAGGTGGCAAACCAATTGTAGATTTACTCAATAAAGAACTCAAAGAAGTTAAAGATATTGAGTTAATAAAATATGTAATTCCATCAATAGAGAAATCAGATATAAGAAAAATATTTGAAGAGTATTATGAAATGGCTAAAAATGGGGATTCTTACGATACGTCGACGATACGTGAACGAGTCGTACCACGATACGGGGACAATAACAATAAGAATAACAATAAGAATAACAATAAGAATAACAACAACAATAAAGATGTTATGGTGGTTGTGGATAAAATTAAAAAATACTTTGATTTAGAATCTAAAGACATTGAAAAAATTATTAATGTATTCATACATACAAATAAGGGGATTGACTATTTAGAGGAAAAATTGAGGTTGGTCAAAAATACGGAGAATGTAAAAAGTGTTACAGGATATCTCATAAAAGCATTACAAGAAAATTATGAGGCTAAACCAAGCAAACATAATAAAAACAAGTTTCATAACTTTAATCAGACTTTTGACCAATACACTGATAAAGAATTATGCGATATGGCTAATAGAGGTCAACTTGAAGAAAGTAAATTCGGTTAAGTTAAGTATTCTAGGGAGTAATTATACAATATTACTTCCTAGAAGTTAAAAAATATTGGAGGTTTAAGAGTGAAATATGAGTGTGAGAAAGTGTTCTTAGAATGCGATAAGGGAAGTTTTGAGATAAATGATACAAGAACTGAAGAAGTAACATTCGAGGGTACAGAAATAGACAATCTGTTTGAGAGAGTAAAATATGAAGGGACTTTTACAATAATATCTGGATGGGATTCTTTATTGAGAGATATATTGTGGCTTGAAATGCGGAAAGTCTTAAAAATTATAACAGGAAAAATGATGATGGGGGTATTAGGAATGATAATAATTAGAAGTCAAGATAGATTAGATTTAATGAGAGTTAACAGAGTTGAAATAAGTAATAAACAAGTATGTGCAGTGTTTGAAGAAGAATCAAATGTTAGAGAAATAGGTAGGTATAAATCAGAAGAAAGAGCTATTGAAGTATTAAACAGAATACAGGAGGCTATTATTGCAGGAACTAAGTTTGACATTATAAATAAAGACGGGGTTAGATGCAACAAAGAAAAAGTGTTTGAAATGCCAGTTGAATAAGGAGGGAGCTGAAATGTTAAAGGTTGAAAAATATTTTAATGGTTCTGTTGCAGATAACATATTTGAAGATGATTTGACTCTTAGAAACTACTTAGCACTATATTGTTGTGTTTATGGAGTAAGAAAAAATGGAGAGCTTGTATTTCCAACTTCTGAAAAAATGCTAATAGAGTTTAATGTTGATAAAAATAGAAAAAAGAAAAAGAAAGGTTCAAAGGTAAAGTTGATTAATACCAAAACTGGTGAAGAAAAAATATTTGATTCTATAGATAGTGCAGCGTGTTTTTTAAGACTACAGAGTCAGGCAGTTTACCAAACAATTAAAAAGAAAACTAAAACAAGAAGTGGCTGGAAAGCTGAATATATTAAGGAGGAATAATGGAAGTTTCAAGGACTGAATACACAATTAAAAGAGCAAAAGAGTTGTATGACAATGGAGAGGACATATTTATTGCTATAGATAAGGCTAGAGAAGAATATGAGGAGATGATTAAAAGTGAGTTTAATTAAGTATAGAGGTTATGATTTTGAGAATGAGAAGTGGATTTATTCTGAAACAATAAAGTGGAGTGATGCAGTAGATTGTTTATTTATGCTAAAAGAAGATTGTGAATGGCAAAGAGTATCTAATATTGGAGTATTCTCTAAATGTTGGTCTGGAAATAATGAAGAAATTTATGAGGGAGATATATTGAAAGAACCCTATAATACTAAAAATAAATATGAATATGGAATTGTAAGACAAGAAAATTATGCTCTTGAATTATATGTTGAATGGCATTATTTAAAGCAATTTGAAGGTAAATGGGAGGAAATTACAAGTAAAGCAACTATAATGAATAGCAAAAAATATGTAGTAGTTGGTAATGAATGCGAGAATTTGGAAGAAATTAAAAAAGAGTTCTTAGAACGTAAGGAGATGTTAGAAAATGAACATCTTGGCTAGTTTAATACTTATAGTAGGTAGTTTTATAGCTGGTAGAGTTTATGAGTATAGATTGAATCTAAAAGAGTGTGAAAATTGCGACAATAAAAGAGGTGTATAAGAATGGATGATAGATTAGAAATGATAAATGCTTCTGTAAATTATATACAGATGATATGTGAAAGTTCAAATATAGCTATTATAGCAGAGCGAGGAAGAGTTAGAATATTAGATTTAGAAACTAAAGAAAAATATGATTTATTAAAAAATAAACTCGAGGAAATGTTAGAAGAAATATAAGTGAAAATATCTAATTAAGACAGTTTAGAGAGTTACAAAATATCTTTTAGTATAAATTATTGTTGAAGTGTTTTGTAACTCTCAAAAATGAAAATAGAGAGGGGAATAATATAATGGATTTAAATAAAATTATGAATGATGCACTAGTAGAGTTAGAGGAAAATGGCTTTGTAGAGGAAGTAGTTAAAAAACAATTGGCAGAAACAATAAAAAGAGTTGTGAATGAGGTTTTTGGAAATTGGGGTGATTTTAGTAAAAAAATTGAAAAACATCTAAGTGAAAATATAAATATAAATTTAGATAAATTGGATATACAAAAATATAATGTGCTCGTAGCAACTACAGTAAAAGAAAAGATTGATATGACAATGAAGGTAGAAGCTATTGAACACTTAAAAAGAAATTTAGATAACATGCTTGTAGGTGCTGAAAAAGAATATAAAATGAGCGAATTGTTGGAAATATTAAAAATGGATAAATATGATATTGATGAATATGAAGGCTATGAAGATTGCATAACATTTATTCTTGATGAAAATAAATATGGTTCGGGATGGATTGAAATTGATAAAGAACCAAATAAAAGTAAATACAGATGCGAACACTCTATATTGTTGAGAAAAGATGGAACTATTGCATCATATAGATACGAGAATAGAGAAATATCATCTAAAGATATAATGAGTGGATTTGATAATTTTGGAGATTTGCTATTTAAAATATTTGCTCATGGGTCAAAAATAATTTTGGATTTAGGAAATGATATAGAAGATTATGATTTAACAAATGGAGAAGATTATTAAAATAGGGGATGGAACAAATGTCAAAGTATGTATTGAGATGGCAAATAGGATTATCGTTAGAAAATAGAAAAATACATTATACATATGGAAGTAAAGAAGCTTTAAGAAAGAAAGCAAAGGCATTGGCTAAAGATGAAAATATAGTACTAATAACTATAGATAAGGTAGACGAAGTTATAAAAAATACTATAAGCGAGAAGATTATAGAACGCTTTAAAAATTTATAAGGGGTGAAATTATGATAATACACAAATTTATAATACATGTTTTAGATAAGAACAGCGATACACCAATACTAAATGATTTTGAAGGTAGAGTTAGTCAAGATATGGACCTATTTTTTCAAAAGAAAATAAGCAAAGTATCAAGAGATAATGACATCAGAACAGCAGTATTTAATGACTATAGTAACAATCTAATTAAGAAGTGTTGTGAACAAATTATTTATGATGAAAGTTCATTTTTAAATAACTCTAAAGAGATTGCAGCTTATTTATTTGATGTTATGAAATTGAATGCTACATTAGAATCTTGCGACTTAGCAATTTGCTTATACTCTCAAAAAGATGAAAAGAAAGTTGCTATATTAAAACTTGATTACAATAATTCGTATACTCATTCAATAGAGTTTAAAGATGATAAATTTAATATACAGATGTCTAAGAATGAAATTAATATACAAGAGACTAAGACGGTTAAAATTGCTGCCCTAGTTGGACTAAGCGGAATGAATAACGAATATCATCTAAACGTATTGGATAAGGATGCAGAGAAGGAAGAAGCTAATTCTAAGTTTGTTTCAGAGTTTCTAAATGCTACTAAAGTGAAAGATGATAAGTATAAGACGAAGAAGTTTAAAGCTTTTGTGGACTCTTATATAGCACATTTATATAGTGATATGAAGCAGGGCGAAGATGTAAGAGGAATGTTACTTTATATGCTAAGAGAAAAACAAAAACTTGATATAAATGAGTTTGCTGATAAAGTGATAAAGGATGATTTAAAAGAACGTTTTAAGGACCATGCAGAAGAAAAGGGACTTGATGAAAGTTTTAATATTGATAAAAAATGGGTTGAAAAGAATTTAAAAAATCGACATATAAAAACGGATACAGGTTTTGAGGTAAAAGGTAAGATGGATGATTTTGAGGATTTTATGAAGTATGGTATTAGACATAATGGGAATGGAACTGTAGATATAGTTATTAAGAATGTTAATTTCTATAATGAGAAGTAGGTGCTCATATGAAAATAGGCTTAATAGATGTTGATGGACATAACTTTCCTAACTTAGCTTTAATGAAAATAAGTGCATACCACAAACAACAAGGCGACAAAGTGGAATTTGTAAACTTCTTTGAAAAATATGACAAAGTATATAAAACTAAAGTATTTACTTTTTCAGATGATGATTACACAGTTATAAACGCTAAAGAAGTCATAAAGGGTGGTACAGGATATGATTTACAGAATAAATTACCATCACAGATTGAATTTATGTATCCCGATTATGATTTATATGATATTAAAAATATTGCTTATGGCTACTTAACGAGAGGGTGTCCTAGGGGTTGTAAGTTTTGTATTGTACAAGAAAAGGAAGGTAGTAAAAGCTATAAAGTAGCCGATTTAAACCAGTTTTGGAGGGGGCAAAAAGAGGTTAAACTGCTAGACCCTAATATTTTAGCTTGTAGTAAGTGGGAAGAACTCTTAAAGCAACTTATAGATAGCAAAGCTTGGGTTGATTTCACTCAAGGACTTGATATAAGACTTATGACAGAGAAAAAAGCAGAAATGATTAACAGAATTAAAATAAAACGGATCCATTTTGCATGGGACAATTATGAGTTCAATACATATGACAAGCTGAAAGAATTTAGAAGTAAATTGAACTTTAAGAAGCAAAAATTAGGTGTCTATGTTCTTACTAATTTTAACACTACTTTTGAACAAGATTTAGAGCGTATTTATAAATTAAAAGAGTTAGATTATGACCCTTATATAATGATATTTGAAAAGTGGAAATGCCATCATGAGTATAGAAGGTTGCAAAGATGGGTTAATAATAAGATTATTTTCAGAAGTGTAGATAAATTTGAAGATTATAAGGGGTGAAAATGTGAAGTATATAGCGAGTTTTAGCGGAGGAAAAGATTCAGCTGCAATGTTCCTGCTAATATTAGAAAAAGGTCTCAAATTAGATGAAATAGTTTTCATAGACACAGGACTAGAATTTAAAGAAATTTATGACATAATAGATGATTTTGAAAAAAGAATAAACTTTAAAATAACAAGAATTAAAGCAGACAAAACCTTTGAGGAATACTTTTATACAGTAAATGAAAAGGGTAAGCGTAAGGGGCAGATATGGGGTTTTCCATACACCTTGGGAGCATGGTGTAATAGTAGATTAAAGATTGCTCCTGCCGATAAATATTTTAATTCTATAGGAGAACATAAAAGATATATTGGAATTGCCTTTGATGAACCTAGCGGATACAGAAGGCTAGAAAAAAACTGCATAGCACCATTGTTTGAAGAAAAAATGACTGAAAAAGATTGCTTGAAGTATTTAGAAGAAAAAGGATTCTATTATGAGATTCATCACAGATTTAAGCGAACAGGTTGTTACTTATGTCCTAAACAAAGCTTAGAGAGTCTCAGAACTTTAAGAAAATATTATCCCGATTTGTGGGGGGGTATGCTTAAGTTGGATAAAGATAGTCCAGTACCTTTCAAAGCTGATGGAACTACAGTACATGACTTAGAAAAGCGATTTAGTAATGAAGATATAGAAAATGAAAGACAGATAAGTTTCTTTAGTAAAGGAGTGGTTTAGAAATGGATTTACCAGATAATGTTATCGAAATTGATATATTAAGAATTAATAGAAATAATGATAAGAAATGTAAGTGTAAGAATAGAGAATTTATAGTAGATACAGTCAATAAATCAGTTCATTGTTCAGAATGTGGATTTAGAGTAGAGCCATATGATGCGCTATATGAACTAGCAATGAACTTTGAAAGAGTAAATGGGCAAGTAAACACATTATTAAAACAGAGAAAAGAAATAGCTAGTTATAAACCTCACTTGATAGTTTTTAAGAGGCTTGAAAGTAAATACAGGGGTAAAAAAATGTTACCAGTTTGCCCAATTTGTGGAGAAGCATTTTATTTTGAAAATTTAACTTCATGGATTAATAAAGATTTCTATGAAAGAAGAAAAAATAAATAAAATAAATAGTCAAGGTAAGTTTGTGAATGAAACTAGAATGTTATAGACTTACTTTGACTTACAAAGGATGATTTGAATATGAAAAATAAGGTTGAGATAAATAATATACAACAATTAAATGATGCTCTAAATAAGTATGATATCCCGTTTGACATATTAAGTGATGTAGATAGAAGGATATGTGACTGGATGTCTAGTGGTGGTAATGAGAATGATGCTTATATTAAACAACAATATAGATATGTTGAGAATTTTATAAATAGGTTTTGCGACTAGGGAGTGAGATTATGATACATGAATTAAAAATATTACCTCAATATTTTAAAGAAGTTGTAAATGGGAGAGAAATTTTTGAGGTTAGGAAGAATGATAGAAATTTTAAAAAAGGTGACTTGTTGATATTGCAAGAGTTTGATGGAAGGGAATATACAGGTCTTGAGACACGAAAAGAAATTACTTATGTACTTGATGATAGTAGGTATCTACAAGATGAATATGTAGTTTTGGGTATGGGATTTATAGGAGAGATAGATTTGAATAATATATATTGTGAAAATTCTAAGTGTAAAAATTACTTTGAAGATATGTGTATGCTTGAAAGAATTGAAATTAATGTTGAGGGTAAAAATGAGCTATATGAATTAGAAAATGAATATACTATACATGTTAAAGATTTGAACTCTGTTGAAGTTACTTGTATTACGAGTGGCATTACAGTAAAAAGCAACTCTTCAAATAGTATCTTACGCTTAGAACTAGAAGATTTAAACTAAATAGGAAGTGAGCTTATGAAACGAAGAAGATGCAGTTGGTGTGGTAAGCTATTTTATCTTAAGGAAAAATCTAAGGATGTTTATTGTTGTAAAGAATGTAGGAAGAAGGCTAAGAAGGTGAAAAAATGAAAGTTTTTCTTGTAATAGATGGAGAGCCAGTTGGCAAGGAAAGACCAAGAATGAATACTTACGCTAAAAGGACCTATACACCTAATAAGACTAAGAATTATGAGGACCTAATAAAATGGCTATATCAATCTAAAGTTAAATATTACTTTGAAGGTTATATAAAAATGACTTTAAGATGTTATTATTCTATAGCTAAAAGTAACAGTAAAAAGGTTAAGGAGCAGAAAAGAAATAATGTGTTAAGACCTAGTAAAAAGCCTGACATTGATAATGTCATTAAAGTAGTAGCTGATTCACTCAATGAGATAGCTTATAAGGATGATACACAGATTGTTGAGGTTGTAGCTAGTAAATATTACAGTGATAAACCAAGAGTTGAGGTTATATTAGAAGATGTTATTTAACCAACGGAAAAATCCGTTCGTTAGATTAGGTACTCAGTTTTTCATAAAAATGTGAAAAAGCTGAATAGAGAATATATCAAATGGTAAAGGAGAGATAAATTATGAATGAAAATATAAATAAAGAAATAACAGTACTTGGAACTTTAGAAATCGAGGGAATGAAATTTCATAACATTGAGGGTGGATTTGGAGAACATAAGAAAGCAATGCTAGTAAAAGATATAGCTGAGATACATAATAGAGAACTTAAACATATAAATGAGCTAATTAATAATAATATAAAGAGATTTAAAACAAATATAGATATTATAGATTTAAAAGTGAGTCGTTCTGAGCGACTAGGTGATTTAAAGGCTAATCCTTTTGAAGGATTAGGTTACGAGGATGTTGGATATAGTAAACAATCTTTTAATCAGTCAAGAAATATTTACTTGTTATCTGAAAGAGGTTATTCAAAACTACTAAAGATATTAGAAGATGATAAGGCTTGGGAACAATACGAGAAAATAGTTGATGGATATTTCTCTATGAGAAAAGAACTAAATAATCCTCTTTTAAGTGCATCAAAGGAGTTACAGGCTATATTTATGCTAGATAAGAAACAAGAAGTCTTAGAAACTAAAATAGAGAATGTTAATGAGAAGTTAGAGAACTTTATGGATGATGCACCACTATTCAATATTGAGTGTGAAAGTATTGTAAAAGAAGTTAAGAAGGTAGCAACAAAATCACTAGGAGGTCATGGAAGTAAGGCTTATAAAAATAAATCTTTAAGAGGTAAAGTATACAGTGATATATACCATCAGATTAAACGAGAGTTTGGAGTAGATAGTTATAAGGCTATAAAGCGTTGTCAATTAAATAAAGTATTAGAGATTGTAAACAATTATAAGTTACCTATAGTGTTTGAAGAAGAAATAAGACTTTTAAATAGTCAATTATCAATAGTAAGTTAAATTTATTCAAAAAAAGGAAAAGGAGTGCTCCCACACTCCACTTGTCAAAAATTTAAAACTTTTATCCAAGATTATTATAACATAAACAGGAGTGTGGAAGTATGGATAATAATATCAATAAAAAAGAACTATTTAAAAAAGTAGAAGGTAGACTACATCATTATAAATTTTTAAGTGCAGAAATTAAAAATCTTGAATTAGATATAGAAAGTAGAGAAAATGAGATATTTGGGTGTAAGGCTGTTGGATATGATGAAAAAGTAAGTCCAACATATGCTTTTAATTCAAGTGTGGAGAATGAGATTATAAAAAAAGAAAGAGATATTACTAGATTGAAAAAACTGAAAAAAGATAAGGAAATTGAAAAGAAGAAAATAGAAAATGCACTTACATGCTTAGATATAAGAGAAGAACATTTTTTTAAACTGTTTTATAATAGCAGAATGAAAAATAGTATGGTTTATATATCCTTAGAAATGAACTCAGATAGAAAAACATGTAGATGTGTGAGGGAAAGATTAGTGTATAAAATTATGGATATGCTTTATCCAAGAATTAAGGAAAATGAACTACCATTATTTAAAAATTAGAAAATTCCCCAGTTTTTCCCCAGAAATTCCCACTTTATTCCCCACTTTCTCCCCTTTTTGATTAAAAAAGCATGAGATAATAGTATTGTGGAAATGAATATTTCTCTCTCAAAACTAAATATATATGTGGGCTAGGTAAAGGGATTCACCTAGCTTATATGAACAGACTAGGCAGGGCGTGAGGACGCTGTTAGTTCAATTCTAACTATGTTCAATCTTTAGTTTTTCTATTTCAATTAATCTACGGATACACTAAAAAATAGTATTTGAATTGAGATTAAAATCTCATACAGTTTTGTATCTTAATTCAGAGTCTAAACCGAGTGGGGCTTGGTAACCTCACTCACCATGCAGGTACTGGTGTTTAATCTAAGTTCGATTCTTAGAACTTGCGACATAATATATGTATCTCCCTATTTAAAAAGGCTAAGTGAGGGTAAGCTTAGTCTTTTAATTTAAAAAAAAAAAAAAGAAATTTTTATTGTCATAATACTATTTGCTTAGGTATATTATAATGTGCATACTTAAAATTAAATACTTAGCAAGCATTTGAATTAATATACATAAAATATATGACATAATTTTTTATAGTGTAAGTTATTTAAATTAATATAAATAACAGTAATTTTATTATAGAAAATGTATATATTGTGAATAATAATAATAATAAAATCTTGTACAAAATGCCAACTGATAATTCCTCGAAATGTATTGTGTATTTAACGTTACGATTGTATAATTAACTTATAATAGTGATATGGAAGGTGGTACTTATGGCTACAAAAAGTATTTTAAAAAATGTAGATGTAAGAAAAAAGGCATTTGGAAGAAATCTAGTATCAGCTCTAGAAAATGCTAAAAATAAACAAGAAAAAGAAGTTGTATTAAGTAAAAAATGTTCAGAAGTACCAAAAGATAAAATAAAGGATATATTCGGGAGATTTTAATGAGTGGCTATTTAATTGTAAACTTAAGTAATATGCTGGGAGAACTGGAGGAAGAAGAAGTTAAAAAAATTCTCTCCAGTTTTTCTTGTCCTCTTAATAAAGATGTAGAAGACTTTTTAAAAAACAAAGCTATTGAATTTTCTAAACAGGGTTTAGCTAGTACACATTTAGTATTAACTTCTTATAAAGGCAAGCCTGTTATAGTTGGATATTTCACTCTAGCTAATAAGTATTTTACAATAAAAAGAAAAACATTAACAAACTCTTTAGCTAGAAAAGTAGTAAAGTTTGGACAATATAATGAAGAACTAAGAAGATATATTATTGGAGCACCTTTGATAGGACAAATAGGAAAAAATTATTCAAATAATTATAATAAATTAATTAAAGGTGATGAACTTCTAAAAATTGCATGTGACAAGATAAAAGCAGTGCAGTTAGATATGGGTGGGAAAATAGTGTACCTTGAATGTGAAGATAAACCTAAATTAATTGAATTTTATAAGGATAATGGATTTGTAGACTTTGGAAAAAGAAGCCTTGATAAAGACGAAACAGATTCGTTAGATGGGGACTATTTAGTTCAAATGTTGAAATATCTAAAAAAATAAAAGTACATAAAATCTAAAATGACTATCTTGATAGATGGTCTTTTTTTATACAATAAATTAAAAAGGAGAATAAATTATGAATGATTATAAAGAAAAAACTGAACCAAAATTAAATATTTTAGTCCAGTCTAAAGTTGATATTTTATGTTCTAATAGCTCTACTATGACTGGAGTAGACACTTCAATTGATATAAAACTTTCTTTAGATAATAGAGTTATTGGCAATTTAACTAATGAAGATGTGAAATATGAAATAATAACATGCTTTAATAAATGTTTAGAGGAGATTAATAGAAAAATTGTAAGTGAAGAAGTAATCAATAAATTGCAATAATCTTTATTCCCAAAACAAACAAAAACGAGGTGGTGATATGGCTAAATATGAATATTGGATAACAGAAGAAGGACTAATTAAGATTGAAGGATGGGCAAGAGATGGGCTTACAGATGAACAGATAGCACTCAATATTGGAATAAATGTCAAAACACTATATGACTGGAAAAAGAAGTATAGTAATATTTGTAATGCCTTAAAAAAGGGAAAAGAAGTAATTGATAGACAGGTTGAAAATGCTTTACTAAAAAGAGCATTAGGTTATGAATATGATGAGATAACATATGAAGAAGGTCAAGAAACTAAAAGAGTAACTAAACAAGTAATGCCAGATGTTACGGCACAGATATTCTGGTTGAAAAATAGAAAACCAGCTGAATGGAGGGATAAACAAATAGTAGAAACAACTAATGAAATTACAATAAATAATCCATTTAAAGAACTATCTACAGAAGAATTAAAAAGGTTGGCAAAATTAGATGATGGATAAAAAATTAATACAGTTAGAAGCTAAGAAGGAACTTGCAAGACGTGAGTTCTTTTATTTTTGCAATTTATTAGCACCAAACTTTTATAAAGAAGATAGAAAGTATTTAGTTGAAACCTGTAATAAGCTTCAAGATTTTTATTATTCAAATGATGAAGTTTTAATTATAAATATGCCACCTAGACATGGGAAAAGTAGAAGTGCAAGTTTATTCGTAGAATGGATTTTAGGTAAAAATAAAAATGAAAAAATAATGACTGGTAGTTATAATGAGACTCTTTCAACTATGTTTTCAAAGAATGTTAGAAATGCTATTCAAGAGGAAAAAGCTGATATAGACACTATTATTTATAGCGATATATTTCCTGACACAAAAATCAAACATGGTGATGGAGCTATGAATCTATGGTCATTAGAAGGTGGTTATAATAATTATTTGGCGACCTCTCCGAGTGGTACAGCAACAGGTTTCGGATGTTCTTTGATGATTGTAGATGACTTAATTAAAAATGCAGAAGAAGCTTACAACGAGAATGTTCTCGAAAAACACTGGGATTGGTTTACTAACACCATGTTATCAAGACTAGAGGAAAAAGGAAAAATAATAATTATAATGACTAGATGGTCTAGTAAGGACTTAGCTGGTAGAGCATTAGAACATTACAAAGAAGAAGGTAAGAAGGTAAGACATATTAATATGAAAGCATTACAGGAAGATGGAAATATGCTTTGTGAAGAAGTATTATCTTTAAAGAGTTATAAATCTAAAGTGAGAGCTATGGGCGAGGATATTGCGAGTGCTAACTACCAACAAGAGCCTATTGACCTTAAAGGATGTTTATACACTAAGTTTAAGACATATGAGAAGCTTCCTGTTGATGGAGAAGGCAATTTACTATTTACATCTATTAAAGCTTATGTAGATACAGCAGATGAGGGAGCAGATTACTTATGTTCTATAGTTTATGGAGTGTATAACAAAGAAGCTTATATACTAGATGTTTTATACACTAAGGAAAGTATGGAAATAACAGAGTATAAAACAGCTAAGATGTTCTATAATAATGAAGTTAACAAAGCTGATATAGAAAGTAATAGTGGTGGTAGAGCTTTTGCAAGAAATGTACAAAGAATATTGAAAGAAAAGTTTAAAAGCAATAAAACGATTATTAAATGGTTTCATCAGTCGAAAAATAAAAATGCTAGAATTTTATCTAATAGTAGTTGGGTAATGGAACATATATATTTTCCAATTAATTGGAGAGATAAGTGGATAGAGTTTTATAAGGCTATGGTGAGTTATCAAAGAGAAGGCAAAAACAAACATGATGATGCACCAGACGCTTTGACAGGGGTTGCAGAAAAGGCACTGAAAGGTCAAGGATTATCAGTATTCAAGTAATAATTTAAGTAATATAGGTGGTGGTGATGTGGAGTTAGAAAAAATAAGAGCAATAATAAGTGCTGATATAGCTAGAAGGCAAGAGATATTACAAGCTAAATCATATTATTATAATGAAAATGATATATTGAAAAAAGGTGTAGTTGTACAAAACAGAGATGAGAATCCTCTTAGGAACGCTGACAATAGAATCAGTCATAACTTTCATGAAATACTCGTAGATGAGAAAGCTTCTTATATGTTCACCTATCCAGTTCTTTTTGACATTGACAATGACAAAGAATTGAATGAGAAGGTAACAGATGTTTTAGGGAATGAGTTTACTAGAAAAGCTAAGAATTTAGCAATAGAAGCATCAAATTGTGGTACTGCATGGCTTCACTACTGGATAGATGAAGAATATAGTAGGGAACAGGTAACTAATCAAACATTTAAATATGGTGTAGTTAATACAGAAGAAATCATACCAATTTATAAAAATGGGATTGAAAGAGAGTTAGAGGCTGTAATAAGATATTATGTCCAGTTAGAAGATGTAGAAAATCAAATACAAAAGCAGGCATATACTTATGTTGAATTTTGGACAGATAAAATATTAGATAAATATAAATTTTTTGGAGTAACATGTTGCGGTTCCCAAATAGAGCATATAACAGTACAACATAGATTTAATTCAGTTCCTTTTATTGAATTTGCTAACAACATAAAAAAACAAAGCGACTTATCAAAATATAAATCAGTGTTGGATTTATATGATAAAATAATGAGTGGATTTGCAAATGATTTAGAGGATATACAGCAAATAATATACATCTTAGAAAATTATGGTGGAGAGGATACAGCACAATTTTTAAATGAATTGAAGAGATATAAAGCAATAAAAACTGAAACAGACAGCGAAGGCGATAGTGGTGGTCTTAAAACTATGCAAATAGAGATACCTGTTGAAGCTCGAAAGGTGATATTAGAGATACTTAAAAAACAAATATATGAAAGTGGTCAAGGGTTACAACAGGATACTGAAAACTTTGGTAATGCAAGTGGTGTAGCACTTAAATTCTTTTATAGAAAGCTAGAACTAAAAAGTGGATTACTTGAAACTGAGTTTAGAACCTCTTTTGATAAGCTGATTAAGGCTATACTATATTTTTTAGGAATTACAGACTATAAAAAAATACAACAGACTTATACAAGAAACATGATGTCTAATGATTTAGAGGATGCAGATATAGCGACTAAGTCAGTTGGAATAATACCAACCAAAATTATTTTAAGGCATCACCCTTGGGTTGATGACCCCGAAGAAGCTTCTTTACTTTTAAGAGAAGAAAAGAAAATACAAGCTTCAAAAGTGTCTGATGATTATAACTTTACTGAATAGAGGTGAAGTTATTTGAATAATAATATTGAGTACTGGAAAGAAAGAGAAAAGCAAAGATTAAATGCAAGATTGAAAGAAGAAGAAGAGGTATTAAAGGAACTAGATAAACAATATAAAATTGCAATGAAAAATATAGAGAAAGAAATTGCTAATTTATTTTATAAATACGCTAAGCAGAATAAACTAACATATGCAGAAACACAAAAAAATTTAACTAACAATGAGTTTAAGGTATGGCGTATGGATATTAAGCAATATATTAAGTTAATAGAACAAACAAATGATGAAAGATTACTATTAGAACTTAATACATTAGCTATGAAGAGTAGAATAAATAGATTAGAAGAATTATTCTATCAAATATCTAAAGAGATATATAATACATTTGACATTCAAAATAATAGAGTAGAAAAGTTATTAGAGGAATCTGTGAAAGATAGTTACTATAAAAGTATATATGAAACTCAAAAGTTTGTAGGAGTTGGAACTAGCTTTAGTAAGCTTGATAAAGAAACTCTAAAGGACATAATTACATATCCTTGGAGTGGCAAAAATTTTTCTCAAAGGATATGGAAAAACAGAGATTTATTAAGTGAAGTTATCAAGGAAGAAATTACTCAAATGGTTATAAGAGGAGAAAGTTTGAAAAAGATTGCTAATAGAGTATCGGGAAAAATGGATTCTAGTTATGAAAATGCAATAAGATTAGTACAAACGGAACATTCTCATTTTATGTCAGAAGCTGATAAAAAAGCGTATGAAAGTCAAGGAGTAGATAAATATCAATTTTTAGCTACATTGCAAGATAATACTTGCAAAAGATGCAGAAATATAGACATGAAAGTATATTTAGTTAAAGATGCTAAAGAAGGAGAAAATTATCCTCCAATGCATCCACGTTGCAGGTGTACAACTATACCATATTTTGAGGATGAAAAAGAGGAAACAAGAACAGCACGACTGCCAAAAGGTAAAACATATGAAGTTCCAGCAAACTTGACTTATAATGAATGGTACAAGGAATATGTAATAAAAAATAATGCAGAAGTTATATAGAAAGCACTTTCTAGGTTTAAATAGTAAGTGCTTTTATTGTGTAAAAAATTAAGGAGGAATAAATAATATGGCTAAGTTTAAAAAGAAACCAGTTGAGGTGGAAGCTTTCAGATTGGGCTATGATATAGAACCAGAATGGTTTTTTCAAAATAGTAGAGTTTGTAATTTTATACAAGAAAAATGTATTGATGGTAATGTAAGTTGCGATTTAAAGACACTGGAAGGTACTATGAGGGCTAATAGGGGCGATTACATTATACAAGGAGTAAAAGGAGAGATATATCCTTGCAAAGCAGATATATTTGAAATGACATATGAAAAGGTTGAATATACTGCAACTATTGAAAATTTAACAAACTATGCTGAAAATATAGAAGAAGGACATAGATGTGCTGATGAAGATAACAACAAGGAAAATAAATTAGAACTTTCAGCTAAGTTGGAGCTAGATACAAAAGATTTTGAGGAAAATATAAAAAATGCGACAAAAGAAATTGAGATATTTAATAAAGCAGTAGGCACATTAGAGCAAAAAATTAATGGAATATTTGGTAGAGAAAAGGTAAATGAATTAAAAATAAATATACCAACAATATCAAAATCTGAAAGTGTAGAAGAAGTAAGCGAAAGTTTACTTAAAGAATTAAAATCACAAAAACTTATAGTTTCAGAAAAGGATAAAAAATTCAAAAAATATGACATACGTTTTAAAAATGGCGATTGTATGTCTGGCATAATTAAAGAATGTATAGCTGATAAACTAACTACTTATTTTTCTGAATCTGAATCAGATATAGATTGTTTGAAGGCTTTTGAAGATGAAGAAAAGTTGGTTATGCTTAATATGTCTAATGTTCAATCTATAACAATTAGTGATTATATTGAAAATGAAGAAATTGATTATATACAATAACTTCTTTATTTTGTAAAAATGGGGTGAGCTAAATGAGTTGGCTAATACTGCAAATAATAAGTATTGTTGTAGAGGTAATACTTATTATAAGTTTAATAAGTGATATGGCTCTAAAAATATATATAAAAAATTTAAGAAAAGAACATGAAATAGCTATTAATAAAGTTTCTAATGAACTTTTGAAAAAATTAAATGATGAACTAAGAAAACGTAAAAGTCTATAAAGGCTTTTTTATTTTGCTCTTTTTAAAAAAGTTGTAGAGCATAAAGAACAAAGTAACTCCTTTAGTTGGAGAACAACTATAAAAATCTATGGAGAAATAAGAAGGGATGATGATTAAATGGAATGGTTAAGAAAAATATTGGAAAGTATTAAAATCGAAGAAAATAAGATTGATGTTGAGGAAATATTAAAAAGTGTTAATACTGAATTTCCTAAGTATGCAGTGCCTAAAGAAACTTTTAATAAAACAAATGAACAATTGAAAGAAGCTAACAAAGCTATTGAAAGCTTTAATAGCAAAATGACTCAAGAAGATTTAGAAAAGATAAAAACAGAACATCAAGCACAAATAAAAAAGATAGAAGAAAATCATAAGATAGAAGTTGAGAAAATGCAAAACGAAAGCTTAAAGACAAGAAAATTAAGTGCTGTTGAGAAAGCTTTATTAACTAACAAAGCTAAACACACTGACTTACTAACAAATAAGTTTGACTTAGAAAAAATAACTATAGGTGAAGATGGCAAGATAGTAGGGATAGAGGAACAATTAAAAGAATTGCAAGAAAGCTACAAAGATTTGTTTGAAAGTAGTACAACTGAAACTACTACTCAAACAAATACACCTTTTTATAAATATGTACCAGGTGGCAGTGGAGAAACAAATGAAACTGCAAATATGGAAACTGTAGTGAATGGAATACTAGGAGTTAAATAATATAATTAAGAGAGGATGATTAGATGGCTAATACACTAGCATACGGACAAGTTTTACAACAAGGATTGGATAAACAAGCAACACAAGAATTATTAACTGGTTGGATGGATTCTAATGCTAAACAAATAAAATATGAAGGAGGAAAAGAAGTAAAAATAGGTAAGCTTTCTACAGATGGTTTAGGAGATTATTCAAGAGGTTCAGCTAATGCTTATGTCGGTGGAGATGTTAAATTTGAATATGAAACTAAAATAATGACTCAAGATAGAGGGAGAAAATTTACCTTAGATGCTATGGATGTAGATGAAACAAATTTCTTAGTAACAGCAACGACTGTCATGGGAGAATTTCAAAGGTTAAAAGTCATACCAGAAATAGATGCTTATAGATTGAGCCGTTTAGCGACTATTGCTATAAGTATAGAAGGAGACATTAATGTTGAGTATGGTTACACAGTAAATTCAAGCACAATAATAAATAAAATAAAAACAGGTATAAAAATAATTAGAGAAAATGGATACAATGGACCTCTAGTTTGTCATTTAACTTATGACAGTATGTTTGCAATAGAAGAAAAAGTCTTAGAAAAATTAACAGCAGTTACTTTTGCACAAGGTGGTATACAAACACAAGTGCCATCAATTGATGGTTGCCCTCTTATAAAAACACCTCAAAATAGAATGTATTCATCTATTTTACTTAATGATGGTACTACTTCTGGTCAAACAGCAGGAGGTTATTTAAAAGGCACAAAAGCACTAGATACCAACTTTATAATAGCACCAGTGGATGTACCTCTTGCAATAACAAAACAAGATAAAATGAGAATATTTGACCCAGAAACGAATCAAACAGCAAATGCTTGGTCTATGGACTATAGAAGATATCATGATTTATGGGTTACTGATAATAAAGCTAATTCTGTATATGCTAATTTTAAAGATGCTAAACCTACAGCTTAGGAAGTGATTTAAATGTTTATATTAATTAAAGAAAATATAGAACGTAGCGTAGAAGATTCTTTTTTAAAAGATAAGCTAATACAAGATGGATTTAAGTTGCTAGAAGATAAGAAAAATATTGATATAGAAAATTCAACTCTTGAAGAACTGAAAAACCTAGCAAAAGAAAATGGTATAGAAGGTTATTCAAAGCTGAAAAAAGATGAATTAATAGAGAAATTAAATAAATTTAGTTTCTCTATTTTTATTCGAGGTGATTAAATGCTAGATAATATAAAATTAATTTTAAATTTAAAAGATGATACTTATGATAGTTTAATAGAGTTGTACATTAAAAAATACACTACTCTAGTTCTTGCATACTGCAATATAGAAACACTTAATCCTACTCTTGAAAATATTATAGAAGATAAAGTGATTGTTAAATTAAAAGAGACCTTATTAAGTAATAATAGTGCTGATAACGGCAAAATTAGTTCAGTTTCTAGGGGTGGTTATTCTGTTACTTACAATGTTGCAACAGCTAAAACGACAGATGAATTAATAGAAATAAAATTATCTCAAAAGGATAAAAATATTTTGAATAATTTTAGAAAAGTTAGGTGGTAAAATGACAGAAGCAGATATACTAGCACTGACATACTTTTGTAAAATGACAATAAGAAGGTGTGTAAGCAGTAAAAATGAGGAAACAGGAGTTACAGATTTTAACGAGAGTCTTGTAATTGCAGAAGATGTGCCTTGTGGTTTGAGTGGAAATATACCTAATATCGTGGATACAGATATAACAAATTCTATTTCAGCGTTTGAATTATATTGCAGACCCGAAGTAGATTTGATAGTTGGAGATATACTTGATATAACTTTAGAAAATGGAAATGTAGAAACTTTTATTGCATCTAAACCATTTCCTTATTCAAGCCATTTACAAGTTAATCTTACCTTAAAGGAAAGATATTAAATGATAGAGTTTAATAGTCTAGACACATTAATAAGAGATTTAGAAAGAGAAGAAAGGGAAATGTCAAAGAACTTAAGAAGGGCTAAGAATAATATAGGTAATAAACTGCTTAGAAAAGTAAAACCTAAAACACCAGTTGCCAAAATAGATGGAGGAACAGCTAGAAAGAGTTGGAAATATAAAGAGCTTAATCTATTTGATGGCGTAGTATCAAACAATGTCGAGTATATTCATCATCTAGAATATGGTCATAGAACTAGGCAAGGAACAGGAACTAGCGAAAACTATAGACCTAAGCCTAACGGAATTAGTTTTGTACCAGGTGTATTTATGTTGGCAAGAAGCGTTGATGAAATGAGCAGTATAATTGATGATGAATTAAATCAAATAATAATAGATTTTTGGAATTAGAGGTGATGCGTTGTTAAGTTATAAAGATATACTATACTCGTTTACTAAAGAATTAGGTAATAATTTTAATGAAGATATATTTGTAGAAGGATATAACATACAAGACAATAAAAAGTCTTGTTTTTTTGTGCAGATATTGCCAGAGGAGATTCAGACAGCGACTAAAAAGACTGATATAAAAAGTTTTTTAGTTGATATAAAGTATTTGCCTAACTGGAAGAAGAAGAAAATAGATTTATTTGATATTCTAAATAAATTAGAGAACATATTCACTAGAAATATAAAAGTAAAAGATAGATATTTAACTTTTAGTAAGAAAAATGGAAGTATAGAAAAAGATGAAATAGGAAATTATGTTCAGTTTCTTATATCTATAAATTATCATGAACAAATTTATTTTGAAGAAGAAAAACACGAATTAATGGAAGAACTAAATATGAGATTTAAAGGAAGGAGTGATTAAATGGCTGGATTAGTTAATATAAATATAGAATTTAAAGAATTGGCTACAAGCTTTATACAGCGTTCTCGAACTGGAATAGTAGCAATTATATTGAAAGATACAACAAAGATGTATAAAGAGCTTACAAGCGAAGAAGACATACCAAGTTCTTTAACTGATGACAATAAAAAATATATTAAATACAGTTTTATTGGGTCTACTGATAATGAGAAAGTATTAAAACCGAGTAAAGTAATTATAACAACTATACCTGCAGATGGGAAATTAGAAGATATATTAAGCGAGCTAGAATCTGTAGAGTTTAATTATTTATGTATGCCCGAGTCAGAAGAAGCAGAAAAAACAAAAATTGTAAATTGGATTAAAAAGATAAGAGAAGAAGAAAGTACAGAAGCTAAAGCAGTACTAGCAAACATTAAAGCTGATAATGAAGCAATAATTAACTTTACTGAAAAAGTAACAGTTGGTGGGGAGGAAATAACAGCAGAAAAATACACACCTAGAATAGCTTCTCTTATAGCATCTACTCCAAACACACAATCTGTTACTTATGCACCTTTAGATGAAGTTGAGTCTATTGTAAAAATAGATAAAGCTAGTGCAGATGCTAAAGTTAAAGCAGGAGAATTAATTTTAAGAAGATTATCAGGCAAGATTAGAATTGCTAGAGGTGTAAATTCTCTTACAACTTTAACAGCAGAAAAAGGAGAAATGTTTCAAAAAATCAAGCTTGTTGATACAAAAGATTTAATAAGTAAAGATATAAAGAATATTTATGTAGAAAAGTATTTACGACAATGTCCAAACACTTATGACAACAAATGTTTATTTATAGTTGCTGTACAATCTTATTTAACCGAATTGGCAAAACAAGAGTTAATTGACTCTAATTTTACAATCGAAATTGATATAGAAAAGCAAAAAGAATATTTAGAAAGTAAAAAAGTGGATACAAGCAAAATGAATGACAATGAAATAAAAAATTATAGTACTGGCTCAAATGGATTTTATTTAATAAATTTAAAATTAGTGGATGCTATGGAAGATATAAACATAAGAGTTCAGATTTAGAAAGCAGGTGAAAAAATGGCTACAAGTTATGAATCAAATCAGGTAATGAATGGAACTTATGGAGAATGTTGGCTAGATGGTGTGCAAGTATCTGAATGTAAGGCTATGAAAGCTGAAATAAAATTAGATAAAGCTGAAATAGTAAAACCTCGCAAAATGATTAAAGGTCAAAAAATTATAGGTGCTAGTGCAGAAGGGTCTTTAACTTTATATAAAGTAGATTCAAGGATGTTGAGATATATAACTCAAATTATAAAAGAAGGCAGAGAACCTAAGTTTACTATTGTTAGTAAATTAGATGACCCTGACGCATTAGGAGCAGAAAGAATTTGTCTAACTGGTGTAAGTTTCGATGGGCTTTCAATTATTGATTGGGAAAATGGAAAAGAAGGAGAGCAAGAAGCGTCATTTACATTCGAAGATTTTGAGTTGCTTGATGCAGTATAAAAATAATTAAGGATAAAAGGAGAATTAATATGAGTGAAAATAAATTAGAAAAAGAAATGATAGATAAAAAAGAAGTGACAGAGGTAAAAAATGTTGTAGATTTGTTGTTAAGTTTAGATGCTGATAAGGTAAAAATGCCTTCCATAACACATACAATGTTTTGCAAGAAATTAGGAATAGATGTAAGTTTTGAATGTAAAGCAGTAGAGCCAGAATTTTTTGACGAGCTTCAAACTAGTGGTTTAAAAATAGAAAAAGGTTCTTTAAAGGATTTAGACAATTTTAAAATGAAATCTAATGTAATACTAGCATCATGTAATCTATTTAAAGATGATAAATTATTAAAACATTTCCAATCTCCAACACCAAAAGAACTTTTAAGAAGAATGTTACTTGCAGGGGAAATAAATGAATTATATGATAAAATTTGTGAATTAAATGGGTATAGAGATGATAACAAAAAAGATAAGGAAATAGAAGAAAAAATAAAAAACTAATCAAATCGGATGGAGAAATCAATTTAATGTATCTAATGTTTAGATATCATAATATGATGCCAGCCGATTTTTTTAAGCTTAAATATGGTGAAAAGCATGTAATTAGAGCTTTTATGTATCAAGAAATAGATGAAAGAATAGAAGAAATAAAAAGTTTTGGAAAGGGGATGTAGAGTATGTCAGCAGGAAGCAGAGCCTTAGAAGCTGTAATAAGAATGCGAGATGAAGCTAGTAGAACTTTAAGACAAGTTAGAGATGCTACTAGAGCTCTTCAAAACCAAACAAATTCTACATCACAAGCACAAGAAAGATTACAAGAACAATTTAGAAAAGTAAGCAATGCAGCTAAAATAGCAGGAGCAGGGATTGTGACTGGGATAGGTGCAGGACTTGTTTCTGCATCTAAGGCAGGAGCAGAATTTGAAACTGCAATGACAAAAACAAGCACTATGTTTGGAGACACTAAAGTAGATACAGAAAACTTGAATAATAAAGTATTAGAGTTATCCAAGAATACAGGAATTGCAGCATCTTCTATAGGAGAAAGTTTATACAATGCTCTATCTTCGGGTATTCCTGTCACAAAAGATATGGGGTCAGCAATGGACTTTATGACTAAAAATGCTAAATTGTCTAAAGCAGGATTTACAGATATAGACACAGCTTTAACAGCAACTGCAAAAGTGTTGAATGCCTATAAAATGGATGTATCAGAAACAGATAGAGTACACAAAGTTATGATGCAGACACAAAATAAAGGTATCACTACAGTTGGAGAATTAGGAGCAACATTAGCACAAGTAACCCCGACTGCATCTGCAATGAGTTTCAGTTTTGAACAGGTAGGAGCATCACTTGCTAACATGACAGCACAAGGGACACCTACAGCACAAGCCACGACACAATTAAATAGTTTGCTTGCTGAACTTGGAAAAACTGGTACAGTAGCAAATAAGTCTTTATTAAGTGCTACAAAAGGAACTAAATATGCTGGAAAATCTTTTAAAGAATTAATGCAAGCAGGAGTGCCACTTAATAAAATTCTAAATCTCATGGATGGAAGTGCTAAAAAGAATAAAAAGAGTTTAATAGATATGTTTGGTAGCATTGAAGCAGGGAAAGCTGCACTCGCACTTAGTGATCAAAATTCAGAGCAGTATACTAATAATTTAAAAGCTATGTCTACACAAGCTGATGTTGTTTCAAGTGCATATGCAAAGATGTCTAATACATTAGAATCTAAAGTGGGGATACTAAAAGAAAGTTTTAAAAATCTGGGTATAGAGATATATAGTAAACTAAAAGAACCTCTTAAAAATGCGGCTGAAACAGGGATACAATGTTTACAAGATTTAAATAATCAATTTTCGAATGGTTCGTTAAAAGAAGGGGTTTCACAAATTGCGCAATCTTTTGGGGATTTAACATCTACAATTATAAAAATTGCAACAAAATCATTACCACCTTTGATAAAATCTTTAAGTTGGATTTTAAAAAACGGAAGCACAATTGCAAGCATTTTTGTAAGCATAAAAGCAGCAGCTATTATGACTGGTGCAGTTAAAAGTATTGTTGCATTAAAAAATGCTTGGATTGCAGCTAAAGTAGCAGTTAGGGTATACATGATTGGTATGGCAGAAGCAGGGACTGTTTTAAGTGCATTCCAAATTCTTGTTGGAGTATTAACTACAAACATGACTATAGCTCAAGCTAGGACCATGCTATTAGCAAAAGCTTCTTTGCTTTTAGGTGGTCCTATAGGAATTGCTGTAATTGCAGTAACTGCTCTCGTAGCAGGACTTGTAGTCTTGTGGAATACAAACAAGGGCTTTAGAGATTTTGTTATAAATGCATGGAATAAGATAAAAGAAACAGCAACAAAAGTTTGGGGCGGTATATGTAATTTCTTTACACAAACAATTCCTCAAGCTTGGAATGATTTGTGTACAAGTTTTTCAAATACAGGACAGTGGTTTGGAGAACTATGGAATAATATAAAACAAGCTTTTGTAAATGGTTGGAATGCCATTGTAGCTTTCTTTACTCAAACAATTCCAATGTGGATTAATAGTATTGGAATATGGTTTAATCAGTTGCCTACGAAAATTGGTTATGCTCTAGGATTTACTTTAGGAAAAATAATTGCTTGGTATATAAGTTGCTACACATATATATTTACAAACATTCCGATATGGATAAATACTGTTGCAACATTTTTTGCTCAACTACCTAATAAAATTTGGGTTTGGTTAGTAAGTACAGTTCAAAAAATAGATCAATGGGGTATCGCAATGTTAACTTCTGCTCAAATATATACTTCAATGATTATAAATAATATAGTAACATTCTTTACTACTTTACCTGGAAGGATTTGGACTTGGCTTACAAATACAGTACAAAAAATTGTTACATGGGGAAGTCAAATGGCAACAAAAGGTAAAGAAGGAGCTAAAAAATTAATAAATACAGTAGTGGATACATTAAAATCGTTACCACAAAAGGTAATGGACATAGGAAAAAATGTTGTCAAAGGGCTTTGGAAAGGTATTACAGGAGCTGGAGATTGGCTGAAAGGTAAGGTTGGAGACTTTGCGAAAGGTGTTATAGATGGATTTAAAAATGGATTTGGAGTACATTCCCCTTCCTGGAAATTAAGAGATTTAGTAGGTAGATTCCTCCCTTTAGGAATTTGGGAAGGTATAAAAGTAGAATTACCAAGTTTGAAGAGCAATATTGACAATGTAGTTAGTAATTTAACTCAGAGAATGTACAAACCACAAGAAATTGAAGAAAGTGACTATACAAGTAAGTATAAAGAAGCTATAACACAAAGAACTCAGCAAAATACCATCAATAAAACTGATAGTAAAACTACTAATAATAAAGAAAGTAATAATATTACCATAAATATAAATTGGGGTGGTGTTACAGTTAAAGAAGAAGCTGATATGACTAAATTAACTAAGATGTTAGTTAATGAAATAAAGTTAAATTTAGCAGGTGGTGTATAAAATCCTACGCTCCCAAAATATAATAGTATATGCTATAATTGTAGTGTATATTGTTATATTTTAGGGGGAGTAATATGTGGGAGAAATTTAAAAATCTAAATATTTTTCTAAAAATTATATTAATTTTAGTTTTAATACCTATAACTATGCTAGTTTTAGGTGCTCTTGTAGCTGGATGGCCAATATTTTTGGCATTGGGAATTGCTTTATTTTTATTAACAACAGGCTATAAAAAGAAAAAAAAGGTAAGATTTGTCATGGGCGCTATTTTAGTATGTTTTGTAGTATATATATTTGCTACAGCAGATTATAGCAAAGAAAACATGGCAAGAATAACAAATGAAACTAGATTAAAAGAAGAAGCTAAGCAAAAAGAAAAAGATAAAAAAGAGCTAGAAAAAATCAAGCAAGAAGAAAAAGTTAAGGCAGAAGAACAGAAAAAACAAGAAGCAGATAAAAAAACGCAAGAAGAACAACAAAAGAAAAAAGATGAAGAAGCTAAAAAAGCAGAAGAAGAAAAGACTAAAAATATATCTGAAGAAAAGCAAAATAATAAAGCAGAAAAAATTTTATCTAAAAAAGAATTAAAAGAAAAGGTAGAGTCTGTAATACCTAATAATTTCAAGGACAAAACAACTTACTATGCTGATTTGCTTACTCCAACTAAAGGAGATGGATATATAGTTAGTATTCAAGTAGAAGATTCTAAATTTAATAATGAAAGTGAGTGTATAAAGTTTACTAAAGAATTTGTAAATAATATAAAAGATATAAAAAATATTAGTTCAACTAGAATAAATTTTATTGTTAATGGGGCACTTACTTATAATGTATTTTTAGATGATTGGAATAATATAAAAAACAATACTGATTTAATTGATAATTTAGATTTTTAGTCCATAAATTAGATTAACTAAGGGGTAAAGTATTTATTTGATAAGCAAAGAATTGTATTAACTATGTGATTTAAAACTAAACAAAAAAGAAAGCACTTGCAAACATGTAAGTGCTTTTTATTATGAGGTGGTTATGATAGACAAAGATATAGAGTTTATTAGCTCATTAAAACGATTAAGTTATTTAATACAAGCAAAAGAAAATTTAATTGAAGATATACATGAGTATTCAAACAACGAAGAGGATATTGCTAGGTATGAAAATTTGGATAAAGCTTTTGAAAAAACTATAATTGATGAAGCTAAGTTTTTAATATCTTTAGAATAGATATAGAGGTGATGTAGTTGGAAATGTGGATTAGACAAGCAAATGACACTTTTAGATTTCCTGTTTTCCCGTCTTCTTTTGAGATAAACAGTAAAGCAATAGTAAATACCTCTAATGTTTTGAAAACAGGAGAAATTGCAGTGTTTGGAGGTGTAGGTTTAAGAACTACAGAAATATCTGGTTTCTTCCCCAGAAACGAAGCTAGTTATTGTGATTATACAAGTTTCCCATCACCATATGATTGTGTAAATAAAATTCAAAGATGGATGAATGAAGGTTTTATATTAAGATTTACAATTACAGAAACGAATATAAATTTTGAATGTATTATAACAGATTTTCAATATGAAGAAAAAGATTGTACAGGGGATGTGTATTTTACATTAAGTTTAAAAGAATATAAAAGAATACAGATACCCAAAGTTAGTACAAATACAGATTTATCATCATCAAAAGATGTGCCAATCACAAAAGGTTTTGATACCTCTAAAAATAGACAAAAGACACATAAAGTAGGTAAAGGTGATAGCCTTTGGTCACTTGCAAAAAAATATTATGGAAATGGTGATTTGTGGAAGAAAATTTATGATGCAAATAAAAAATTAATTAAAAATCCCGACATCATACAAGATGGTTGGGTATTAACAATTCCTTAAGTGAGGTGATTTTAATTAATAATATAAAATTACAGGTCCATATAAAAGATGGAGCTATCTATAATATAACTGACATAGTAGAAAAAGTGACATGGTCAGGTGATTATAAGTCACCATCAAGGACATTAGAATTTTCTATAGTACAGTCAGCTTCTGATATTAATTTTATGCAAATAGATATACCAGTAGCTAGTACAGTATGTTTTTATGTTGATGATAAAGAAATCTATCGAGGTATGATAATTAATAGGTCTAAAGACTCTAGTAACAATAGTATTAGTTTTGTATCTAAAGATATGGGTTTTTTACTTACTCAAAGCGAAGTATCATACAATTTTAAAGATAAGTTAGTTGAAGATATTGCAAAACAAGTATTTAATGACAATAAACTTGCAATAGGAAATATACCTAAAACTAATGTTAAATACACTAAGATGTTTATTGGTGTGACTGGTTATGATACTATAATGAGTGCATATACAGAAGCTAGTAAAACAACTAAAAAAAAGTATATGATAGAGGCTAATATAGATAAATTTAATGTCATTGAAAAAGGGACTATTACACTAAATGTTATGTTTGAAGAAGGGTCTAATCTTATTAACACGAGCTTTTCAGAGAGTATGGAGAATGTAAAAAACAAGGTATTAGTAGTAGACCAGTATGGGAATAAAATAAGTGAAAAGGTAGACGATAAAATTTTCAAAGATGTTGGAGTAATAATGCAAAAAGTTATACAACAACAAGAAAATAGTACTGTAGATATAGAAAGTGAGTTTAAAGGAATAGAGCAGACTTGCAGTTTAAAAGGGTATGGTGATGTGACTTGTATAACTGGCAGAGGTGTAAAGGTTAAGGATAGCTATACAGGACTTGTGGGACTATTTTATATAGACACAGATAAGCATACTTGGGATAGTAACGGAAATTATGAGATAGACTTGGATTTAAATTTTCAAAACATAATGGATGAAAAAACAGCCGGGCAGGACGAACAGAAGGAAAGTTCTGGTTTGAATGGAGAAGGGACATTAAATGGAAAAGAAGTAAAAGCAGAATTTACAGCGTATTATCCATCTGATAATCCTATGGAGGGTGGTTATTATCAAGCTATGGATGGTAAAAGACTTGTACCTTCAAACAACACTTGCGCTGCACCTTCTCAACTTAAATTTAAGACAAAAATTCAAGCAAAATGTGCAGGGACAAAAATAGATGGTAAAACCTATACAGTAACGGATAGAGGAGGAGTCATTAAAGTAGTTAATGGAGTATATAAAATAGATATACTAATGTCTAGCGAAAAAGAATGTTATGATTTTGGAAGAAGAAAAGGAACTATAATTATAGGCGATGGTACAGGATACACAAATGCAACAGGGAAAGCAGGTACAGTAATAGCAGAAGCTAAAAAACATCTAGGGAAGCCTTATAAATGGGGTGGAAATGGACCTAGTAATTTTGACTGTTCGGGATTGATGGTATATTGCTTTAAGAAAGTTAATGTTAATCTGCCAAGAACATCAAGACAACAAGCAACTAAAGGCAAGAAAGTAGAAAAAAATAATCTACAAGCAGGAGATTTAATATTCTTTAAAAACCCTATAAGTCATGTTGCTCTTTATATTGGCAATGGGGAATTTATAGAAGCACCTGAAACTGGCAAAAATGTTAGAATACGAAAATTAAGCAGCAGAAAAGATTTTAACACAGCCAGGAGAGTCTTATAAAAGGATGGTGATATAGTGGCTAATCCAATAAATGAATTTATAGGAATAATAAGAGAAGAAGGAAAGTATCATAATCAACCTTCTTTTTTTATTGGAAAAATTAAAAGTAAATTACCAGATTTAAAAATAGAGGTAAACAACATCATATTAGAAAAAGAAGATATTTTAATAGATAGTTGGATTCTTGACAGACAGATAGAAATATTCAACACAGAAACAAATCAAGAGCATAAACATGAAGTTAAAAATCCATTTATTGATAAATTTGAACTTGATGACACAGTAATAATGTTTAAAATAAGTGATAAATTTGCTGTTGTAAGTAAGTTGGTGAGCTTATAATGAGTACAATATTTCCTTTTATAGGTGTCCCAGAAGATTATATCTTATCTAAAACAGAAGAATTGCCAATCTTTCGTGAAGTGGCA